GGCCTCCACCACGTCCTGTGCAGTAGGCATACCATCCTCCCCTTGTAGCTCCCGTTTCCAAACGTTGAGAAGGTGACCCCAGGGAAAGTTCGGCCCAGGATCGGTGTGGTCGGTGCCGCCCCAGGCCAGGCGCATCTGGTTATGGTCATAGGCCCCGCGCACCTGCGGATTCGCTTTCATCTGCTCGACCGTGACCCGCACCGGCGGAATGTTGTGGTGGCGGCTCACGGCGGCGAGCACCCGGGCGAGCTCGCCCCACGCCACGCTTTTGAGCCACCGATCACGCGACCAACTCGTCAACCCGGTGATCTCCACCGCGATCGAGTAGGTATTTCCCTGCCACGATCCCGCGTGCCCGGCGATGTCGGCGGTGTCCAGAGACTGAATGACCTCACGGTCATCGGCGAAGAAGTGCGCACTCACCCCATCGGTGCGCCGGGTGGCGTAGCTCGCCTCGTTGCGTGCGGAGGCGGTGTTGGCCGTGCAATGAATCGCGATCGCGTACTTCTTTGACGTGCCATACCTGTTTTTCCCTTGGATAAAGGGAATTCCGGGGACTCGCATGGCTCTATAGCTGATCGGTGATGTAGTCGACGGTGACGCTTATCGCGTCGCTTGGTCCCCACGTCCACGGCGCATTCTCGCGGACGCCGCCGACGGACCCTGGGATGTTGATCTGGATTGTGTTTGCGCTGGTCAGCTGCACCGAGCCGATCACGGCATCAAACGGGCTCTGCCGGCGTAGCGTGGCGGAGCCGCATTGCACACCCAAGCCGATGCCCGCGTTAAACGTGTAATCACTGCTCGCCGGCACCGGGAGCGATATCCGATAAAAGCCGGAGCCCGCGCTGGTGCCGGATGAGCCGAACCGCAGGCGCATATAGGCGTGCACCATGTGCCCCCAGCGCCACCATCGACCCTCAAGTGCGTAATCACCACCGAAACCCAACGCCGGGTTGGTGGCGGTCGCGGTCAGCTGCGGCGTGTATGAAAACGGTCCTTCGGGATTAATCCGGCTCGATGTGATGATCATGCCGGGTTGCCAGAGCACCATGGGACCCCCAGATGACTAGAGAGCAACGACTGCGGGATGCCACACCGTCACCGGTGTGCCGGCTGGCCAGGTACGCGAGAGTGAGCGCTGCGCGATGGTCGCGGTCTGGACGGAGATCGACCCGCTGATCTGCGAGACGACCACCCGCTCGCCGCCGACCCGCAACACGAGCGGAAAATCGGCGGCATCGGTCGACCAGGGGATGCCCGGCGTGACCAGCACCATCTCTGGATCGTCTGGACCGAGGTCCGTGCCGAGCCAGCTGACGTCCGGGGCTACCCGCGCCTCGCCGTCGATCTCGCCAGCCAGCCATGGCCCGTACGGCGAGCAGGTCATCTCGACACGCAGTTCACGCCAGCCGAGCGTGATCGTCCAGCCATCGATCATGAGATCGATGTCCTGATCGGCGACGTCCGTCGGCGCATTGATGATCTTGACCCGGCTGCCGATGTGACACTGGAGCCACGGCGCGAGATACTCCGGCCGCGCAGCTAGGTCCAGCTCGACACGCGGCCACAGGAGGCCCTGGTAGCTGGCGAGATGCAGCCGCCACCATGCGTGAGCGGGCAGCACGTTGTCGGTGGCTAGTGCCAGCTCGATCGACTCATCGCGAGTGACGCCTGAGTCGTCGATCAGCTCGGCGACGGCTGACGAGCCCTCGACGCGCCGCACCTCGACGCGGTTGCGATACGTACGGGCGTACGAGTCGGGCTGCGGTGGGCTCGCCAGGTCACCCTCCGACCAGTCGAGCACGAGCGCCGGCGCCCGGTTGTACAGGCGCGCACGCGGGATATAGGCGAGTCGGTGCGGCCGCTCGTACAAGATGCCGCCGTCGGCCTGTACGGCCTGGCGCAGTAGATCAGGTAGCGTGTCGACCGGCTGCCACCCCATCGCCGTGACCTCATCGCGCGCCAGTGGCGGCACGTCGACAGCTATACCAGCCTCGGCGCACAGCCGCCGGATCCGACTGTGCGCGGCCTCGTTGTAGAACGACAGTAGGGCACCCGAGCTGCCACGACCGTCCTGGTCGATGGCGGTGTACGGGAAGGGTCGCTCATCGGTGGCCCACACGGCGATGTGCCCTGTAGGCCAGGGGTACTCCGAGAGCGTCGCGCCGGTAGGGTTGGTCGCGACCGCCGCGACGCCGCCGAGCGTGCCAGCGATTGATCCGGTGATGTACCACGAGTCGCCGTGCTGGACGCCGGCGTGGATTGTGCCACCGGCCTGCCATGCGCTCAGACTGAGCAGTGTAAACGAGCCGGGCCCGCCGCTAGTCTGAGCAGCCACCACCTCGGTGCCGTCGGGCCGGATCGCGACGATCTGGGTCGTGAGCTGCGGCGTAACGCGCACCCGCAGCTGCCAGCGCTCGTACGTGCCGCCGACCGTGGTCACCTCAAGTAGCACGGCGTTGACGCTCCAAGGCGGCTCGGTGGCCACGCACACTGTCCACATGCCGTCGGTGGCTGAGGTGACCTCGGCTGGCACCTGGGCGCGCAGCCGACCGCCCTGCGCGAGGTCAGCGAGCGCCGCAGTGCCGTGGCGCAACGTCCACGTTGGAAGATCGATATCTTCCGGCGCCCGGAACGTGACATCGCCGGAAATGACGGCCGGTGGGTGGTTTGGCAGCGCGGATGCCGCCTGGCCAGCGAGCACGCCATCCTCAACCGGCCAGTAGGCGAGCGGCCGGGTTGCGGCGATAGTGCGACGCAGCGGCGACAGCGCCGGCAGGCGCCCTGCCGCCGGCTGGAGCCTATACAGCACCCCGTGCGCGGTCACCTCGACGTAGCGGTCAGCGCCACTCTTATCCCAGCTCGGTACCCACGCCGGCACGTACCCGCCCCAGAGCGCCACCGGCCCGTCGGGCAGGTCGAGGGTGATCCGGATCGGGGTGTCCCGTCCGAGTAGGCCGTACCACTCGCCGAGCGGGTTGTACTGCGAAAATCGGCCGTCCTGGTTGTCTAAAATTAGTCGGCACGTGCCCGGGTCGGTGTGGTCGCCCCAGCCGCCACGGCCCTCGGTGATCGTGATCGGCGTGCCGACCCGCCAGTAGCCAGTGATGTCGACCCACGGCCACGAGCTCGGCGACCAATTCAGGTCCGCGCCGGGCGCGATCTCGATCTTGATCGGTAGCGGATCAGCGGGCCACGCCATCAGCTCACCACTCCGTACTGTCTGTCAAGACGGCGCAGGTAGTCGACCGCCTCACGGTCGCCGCCGACGACGATCACGCGCACCTCGCCGCCGGGGGTAGAGGCTCGCCGGCTGGCTGTGAGGTCGCGCAGACCGCGCGGCAGTGGGATCACCGCCTCGTCCTGGCCGCCCTCACCGAGCACGGCGAGCGTGCCGCCAGGTGTGGCGCGCACGATGCCGCCCTGAGCCAGGTACGGGATGTCGGGGAACAGGTCGGGGATCGAGAAGGTGCGCCCGCCGACGACCGGAACCCAGCTCGGCACGGTGATCGACATGCCGATGTCCAGCCGGTTCCAGAGCTCGATAACCTTGTTGATGCCGCCCTTAGCTGCGGCAACAACCCCGTCGAACAGGCCCTTCGCCTTATCGCGGATCTTGCCCGGCAGCGATCCGACGAAGGTCACGATCTTACCGAGCCACTCGAACACCCAGCCGTAGACGGACTTAACCAAGTCTAGCCACTTACCGAAGGCACCCTTCACCGCGGGCCAGGCCGTGTCGACGATCCAATCGACGACCGCCTTAATCGCGCCCCAAACGGCGTCCCACACGGCGATGACGATGTTTCGGAACGTCTCGCAGTTCTGCCACAGCAGGACGATCCCGGCAATCAGTGCGATCACCGCGATGATGATCAGGCCGATGGGGTTCGCCGCCAGGGCCGCGTTCAGCAACCACTGCGCCGCCGCCACTACCTTAGTGATCGCCGCCCATGCGACCTGTATCGCGTTCCACGCGGCGACCGCGCCGCGGATGCCCCACACCAGGCCGGTCAGGGTGATGATCACCGCGCCGAGGCCGGTCAAGATCCCCATGTTGTTGATGGCCCAGTCGCCGATCCGCTCCAGCACAGGCATGGCCTTCTCGATCTGATCGACCAGCGCTTCTTTCGCGCGACGCTTGAACGACTCCAGCTTCTGGCTGGCAGACTGCTCCAGGACCTCCGCAGCCTCCTGTGCTGCGCCAGACACATCGCCGAGCCCGTTTTGGGCAGCGGCGAGGCTTTGCAAAAACTGGGGGATCTCGGCGACGTTGAGGTCTTCCAACGGCGTGCCGAATAGCGCAAGCGCCGTGGTCGCCTGGTCGGTGGGATCCTTAATGGCCAGCAGGCCAGCCAAGATCTCCCCGAACGCCTGCCGCGCTGTTTCCCCGCCAGCCAACAGCCGGTTAGACATGGTTTGCGCATCCATGCCGAGTTCGGCGAACGCCTCTTGGGTCGCCGTGGACATGTCAGTGGCGCGGATTGTGAATTCTTTGATCGCGTCACCGACCTTGTCAATACCCCACTGCCCCTTTTCGGCCTGAGACGCAAGCAAGCTGAACGTCTCCTCGCCGCTTAAGCCGAGCGTGCGGAAAAACTGGCCGTACTCGTTCGCCGCCTCAAGTAGCGTGTCGACCAGCGCCGGCGGGACCTTGCGCGACGCAGCAGTGATCAGGTCCATCGCGTGCGTGGCATCACGTGCTAGCCCGACGCCGATCAGCGATGACGCAATCTGCGCCGCTTCTACAACATCAACACCCCACGCATCCGCGTACGCCTGCACCGCTACCGTCAGAGCCTCAATCGCCGCCAAATCGCCCGACGGCACCAAGCCGGACGCGGTGACCGCGCGCACCGCAGAAAACGCATCATCAACCGACTGGCCGAACCCGCGGGCGTACACGTCGCCCGCCACCCGACCAAGCTGCTCGGCTAGCACCGGGTCGCCAAGCTGTGCGGCCATGCGCGCCTGGGCCCGGTCGAACTCCATCGCCTTGAGCAGGCCGGCCACCAGCGCCGCGCCCGCGGCCGCACCGGCCACGGTGGCGATCTTCGTCACCCGGTCGGCGAACCGCTTGAACTTGCTCTCGGCAGCCTGGGTGCCTTTGTCGACGCCGGAGTTGTCGACCCCGATCGCCACCACAAGGTCAGCCAGCGTCGCCACAGGTCACCCCCGTTCCTCGCCGCCGAACGCGCGGTTGAGGCCGCGAATGAGCCGCAGATGGTCGTGCTCGGTCTGAGGCTGCGCCGCCCGGGTCGCCTGCTCCCAGCTCGGCATGAAGTCGGCAGGCTTGAACGCCTTGCCCTTCTTGGTGCGGTTGGCGTTGGCGATCGTGGCCGCGATGATGGCCGCGAGGATGTCGAGCCGCTCCGGGCCCAGCGGGCCCGCGACCCGCTCGTAGGCGGCCCAGGCGGTCAACTCTCGCGAATCGATGCGCCGAAGCAGCTCGCCGACCGTCATGCCCAGAGCGAGCGCTAGCCGGTGGTAGAAGCGTCGCTCTGGGCGTCGTCGAAATCCTCGGTCAGCCGGTCAACGTCATCCTCGGACAATCCGGACAGGCGGCGGGCCACGTCGAACAGCCGATCAAGCGGTTTCGCGTTCTTGCGGCCCAACGCGGCCACGTCCTGGTCGGAGAAC